GCAATGACGTCTACCTGGTTTGCACCTGTAGATAACGTAGGTGCTGTGCCATCACTAAAATCCCAATACGACCCAAATGCTGCGGTTCTACTTCCTGTTCCGTCTTGAGTTATAAATAAAACACCACTCTGTCCAGCAGAGATATTAGAAGGGTTGGCAAAGGTAACATTACCAGTAAGAGTTGTAGAAAAATTATTACCAGTTCTAAAGTCTAATGTAATTGTAGAAGCGTAGGAGATTGCAGTAATTTCTCCAATAGTTCCTTTTGTAGTAACTCTTCCGTTACCAGAACCACCACCATTATCAAATACAAGCGTGTTTAAGGTGCTTGTTTCGTGTGCAACATTAGTAACTTTTAGTGTACTCATGGCTTGGGATTAGCGTCTTTTACAGCTTTAATGTGGGTAGCCCATGTTCCAGTAGTATCTAATTTTCCAGCAACTATATCTTTGTAAAGCATATCAAGCTGATCTCCCAAAGAAGCGTAAACAGTTGAGCCATCAGTTGTTCTATCAGTTTGATATTTGATAGCAGCAGCAGCCGTATTGAGGGCTGTTCTAGCTGCGTCTATTTTGGTTTGATCTAGTGTTACTGAATTACCATCAGCGTCAAACGCACCAGCAGAATCATCTATAGAAACAACAGGTTTTGCTTCTGATTTGTATGCTTCATAAATAGCTTCGTGATCTAAGGCCATAATAGTTTTTCCTTAATTATAGAAGATAGCCATTATGCTGCTACCTCCATTAATGTTATTGAAGATGTAGTGGAATAAGCATAATCGTACGATCTTCTATTGATATAAAGCGAAGCTGCACTTGAGGTTCCATAAACTTTGTATGTGTGGCTGTTTGTATCATTTTGACCATCAATCAAAACTGTTTTGCTTACGTTGTAACTAGAGTATGTTTCAGCCGCAGTGTCTGTTAAATGGTTATAATCCCATATAAAATGATTGTCAGTAGAAGCACCAGTACCATTAACAGCAGTTAGTTCAGATGAATCTTCATACAAGTTAAAACGTGTAGAATCACGACCAGATCTTCCATAGCCTATATCAACTCTTATTAAAATTTTATTTGATGCAGAAGTTTTTGTTATTGATGCGTTTAATCCTGTAATTTCTACTGGTGTACTACTACTTGTGCTAAAAGAATCTTTTTTGAAAGTTTGAACAACTTGAAGAATCTTTCCGCCAGTATCAGCACCAAAACTTAAATTACCAGAGCCATCTGTTTTTAATACCTGACCACTTGTACCATCAGCATTTGGTAGTTTAAATGCTACGTCTGCTGAAGTTGGTGCGGAAGTTGGTGAGTTGAGTGAAACAACATTACCGCCTGAGTGTTTTAGTGAAATCTTGGACATTATGCTGCTACCTCCATAAGAGTTAAAACTGAAATTGTTTTAGGATGATAAACTGTATCGTTCCTACCAGTTCTATTTATATAAGTTGTACTGGTTATTTCAGATCTTAAAAACCATTTATAAACGATTGCTTGTGTTGTGTTTGGGGAGTCCAAAAAGTTTATAGAAGAGTTCATTAAATTCCAAGTTCCACTAAAATTTCCACCATGACCATGAGCTTGTGTAGAATTTGAATCACTTGCTGTTGCGTGGTTTCCAATTATTGTAAATGAACCACTATTTATACTTCTTTTGACAACATTATATGCAGTAACTTGTGCTGTATCACTACTTGAATAAAGCGTACCTAAAACAAGAATTTTATTACTAGCACTAGAAGGTGTAATAGTTGGTGCTAAATTAGTTATTTCTGTTTCACTTTGACCAGTCCAGCTTTGTATGTCACCTTTTGATGCTGATACAACTTGAAGAATTTTACCCCTTGTTACGCTAGTTGCTAATGTATCTGTATCGACACAACCATCAGGCAAACCTCCTACTGAGATTCCTGTTATTGTTCCTGATCCGTTGACTGCTATTGGCATAACTATAAGATAACAAGAATTGCACCAGAAGGCACAGTTATTGTGACTCCTGAGTTAATTGTAGGACTAACAGTATGTGCGTTTTTATTTGCTGTAATACTGTAAGAAGTTGTTGCAGTTTGATCTGATTCAAAAAATACTTCATCTGTACCACCTCCAGTAGCTCCAGCACCTCCTCCGATAGCACCCCAAGCACCATTGTTATAACCTTCAAACTGATTAAGAGTTGAGTTATGTCTAAACATACCAACAGCAGGACTGCCATCTCTCTGAGCCGTTGTACCAGATGGTATGGTCAAGCTAGATGTATAGTTATGCGTTATCTTTCCTGTAAAAGTACCTCCAGCTTGAGGCATTAATCCTAAATTAGTACTGGCTGCTGTTCCTACAGTTACATATCCATTATTTGCTGCATTTCTTATCTTTAAAAGCCCATCAGATGTATCAACGTGCCATTGGAACGCAAAATTTGTTGTTAATGCACCAGAGTTACTGTTATTAGATGCTAGAGCTTGCAAGACATTATTAATGTCTGCTCTAACAGCAGCACCCGTGCCATTATCTATAACATAATCGTGTTGAGCCATTTAGATAATCAACATTAAGTTTATTCTACCCTCCTTTACCAAATCCGACAGCCTGATAAGTGAAATTTCTATCAATCGAAGCATTTGATGAGTTTTTAAAGTGAACAGTAAACCCCGTTCCAGATACGCTGGACACTTCAAAGTAATCTCCTGATGCCATATTTTGAGCATTGATACCAACAGAGGGTAAATTAGTATTTGCTCCCAGAATAGAAGATGTCCCAACAAAAAACGGATTAGTAAAGGTAATAGCTTTTGCACCTGCTCCGCTTGCTGTTAGATTACCTTGTTCTGTCCTTCTCTGTAAAGATGCTGTATAACCTAGCTGAGAAACTTTTATATCTTGTGCTGTGTCATTGCTTGTAAGATTTACCTTAAATTTAAAACCTCTTCCTTTATATGTTCCATTAGCAAAAGTTTGAAATGCAGTATAAGTTGGAGATCCAGTACTAGGATTATCCTGTGTGACTGCAACTTGCATTTCTGCATTTACATCAAGAGCTTCCGTACCATCAAAATCTGTAATACTATCAATTAAACCTCTGGAATCAAACAGATCAGAAGGGAAAAATGCTTCAGTAAGAAAATGTCGTTTGAAATCTACACTAAATACAGCACCTAAATCTAAAAAAGAACTTGCTGCTGCTCCACCAAATTCGTAAGTACCTGATGAAGAAATACCTCCAAAGTCATCAATAGAACCAACTAAATCAAAATCAGTAATCGAATCAAACTGTCCAGTTCCAGACAAATTTAAACTGTTTGTAGTCGCATCGAAAGAAATATTAGTTTTTGTTCCTTGAAATTTTGGACTATCTTGATCTTCTCTTCTTGTTAAAGCAATTAAAGGAGCTAAATTATCAGGTAAATCAATAATTACACTTGTTTCTCCAGCACTAAATCTGTCTCCATCATCTCTAAATTTTAAAATATATTCTCCTTCTAAATAAGGTACTTCCGCAGTTGTGGTATTACCAGCTAATGCTTGAATTAAATCAGTACTGTTTTGAAAAGTTCCGCTACCATCTGTCAGAGTAGAGTGTCTTACATAAACACGACCACCATGAATAACGTCAACATCGGTAGATAAATTCCAACGTAATCTTACTAATTTCTCACTAATAGGTTCTGCTGAAAGTCCAGTTACATTTCCTGGTAATGCAGTTTTACCTTGAGCAACAAAAGTTAGATTAGCTGATGTAGCACTTGTCTGTAATGCAGCGTTGTAACTAAATACTTGAAATTCATACGTTCCAACATCACTATCGAATATCTCAAAGTCAGGAGCAGATGCAGTTTGAGATATGAAGTTACCATTATTAAATCTATAGTTGACCTGATACTGCGTAACACCGACAATAGGTTGCCAACTAACAATTAATTTAGATACAGCTTGGTTGTTAATAACAACAATCTTTTCTTCAGCCTGTAGTGCAGATGGAGGATCTTTGGGAAGGTTTAGTATTGATACTGTTCTTGCAGGTAAACTTGCACCATCTTCAATAAAGGCATATTTAGCATTTACATAAGATAAAGCAGTAATCGCATAATTTATACCATCAGATTCCTCTACTGTTATTACTCTAAACTTCTGAGCTAAAACTGTGTCATTCTGTAAAAGCCAAACAGTATTTACATTTGGAGTATCAGAATAAGCGGAAGCAACTGTAATTACTGCACCAGATATTGATTGAACTGTTTTTGTTTCTACTGTTCCATTTGGTAAAACTACACTTAATGTTGGATTATTTGTTGTAGGTAAATCTGTCGCAGCAGTATCATCTACAGTTATTTGGGTCGTTGTTGCAGCAGTAACTCTTCCACCTCTGCGAACACCAGAACGAACAGGATCAGCAATATCAATAACAGCACCAGGTCTTACAACAACACCAGAATCAATAGAAGTTGCAAATGCAACTATCTCACTTTCGTTTTGTTCAGCAAATAAAATAGCTTTTGCTAATCTTCTGGCTTGCCCTCGGCTGGTACAAGCAAATCCTTTTACTTGTTTAATAATTACTCCAAACTTAGCTATCGAAGCAGTATCTTCATAAACTTCATAATCTATCTCCCTGCTATCCATATTAAAGTAAGAAACAGAAATTACAGTATTTCTTGTTTTTAATCCACTTCCCGAATAACTAAATCCTTCTGAAGTTACATTAGCAAGATTAAATAAATAACTTGCATCTTTTGGACTATCTTGTGCGAGTTGAATACTACCAGCAGCCCATATCGGCATACATCTCATAACCCCTGCCAATTCGTTTATAAGACTAAATGCTTCACTTGAAGATTGAATATTCACATTGCAACTAAATCTAGCTTCTTGTCCTCCAAATCCATCTGATACCAATGTGTTTGCAAACTTACTGGCAGTAACAAAAGAAAATAAGTCAAGAGAACTATCAGTTATGTGATTACCAAACCCATATCTAGTATCTGTAAGAAGATCAAGTAACACCATTGCAGGACATGAACACCATTGAGCAGCACCCATAACTCCATTAAAAATATATCCATCTGGGTACACTATTCTGCCAGTTGTACTATCAACAGTAGGAGTTCCAGAACCACTAGCACCAGCACCAGGAATCCTTACTTTTATTCCTCTAATACGATATTTTCTTGTTGGTATTGATTGAAACTGCATAGAGTCCAATCGAAGAGAAGCATAAGCACTATTGGCATAAGTATTGGCATCATCAATAATTTCTCCAAAACTTGTCCATGTAAAAGCATCTTGTAAACTTGTGTCTGAACTATCAGCAGTAACTCTGGTTACTCTTATATCAACAGGAAAAGCACCTGTAAGATTTACCCTGTAATCTCTTTGGTACGCATCAGCACTTCGACCTGTAATTGTGTCACTTATGACATCTGTATAGCCACCAGAATTATATTGAACAGCAATTTTTAAAGAAACAGAAGAACCTAATAAATCTCCTTGATCTGTTGCTTTCTGTAATTGTGGCAATGTAATAGTTACATTAACGGCATCAACATTAGAATTTGTTATCTGTCTAGTAACTGGAGAAGATTGAGTTACAGTAACTCCTACTGCTGTAATAGAAGAACTACTTTCAATACCTTCAACTTTTGTCTGACCTGACGTTCCAAATCTAGGATTAAAGGTTACATCTTGAAAGTTAAAGTCAGTTGTAGGTGGATTAGTTGAATCAGCCGTTGATTTTAAAACAGGAGTATCGTTAAGAAATACATCTTTCAATGCAGCGTTATTATATGCAGTAGTTCCCTGTGTTCTACCTTCTTTAGAAGCAGAAGCAAAACCTTCAATTTCTCCTTCTGAAATAAGATCAAGAAAAGTAGCAAACTGCCTACTGTGTAAAGTATCAGGTGCTCTTGTTGGTTGAGGGGGAGGTGGAGGACTACCACCACCAGAACCAATAATATTTTTTGGTGCGTCTGTCATGCCTGTACCTGCTGAGTATCAATAGCACCACTTATAACAACTGATCCTGTAACTATCTCTCCATAAACTATTGGAACGGGAGTACCTGCTCTTGATGTATTTTGCGTACCAGAAAAACTAAATGATAATTGTGGATCTTGCTCTGACTTAAATTCTTTTGGTTTAGGCAAAGGAAATAACATTTCACTTACACCCATTAATGCTATAGATGCACCTAAATAAACCATACTTTTTGCTATAAAGCCTCCACCTAATCCTGCTTTCAATGAAAAAGTAGCAGCACCACCTAGAGCAGCAGGAACAAAAAACGCACCTGCAATAAGAGCAGCACCTAATAATACTTTTCCAAAACCTCTACCAGCACCAGTTATCACAGGAACAATATGTATATCTTCCTGTCCTATTGGGTGGTGTATTTCTTCTTCGTTTACAGCATAATTACCAACTTTTACCTGATAATATTGAGGATTCATATATTTTTCTATCTGCGGAAAATTATTAACAAGAAAACTAACTGCCTTTGCAAGACTATCTACCTGTATTTCAAATTCTTTATGCCCTACAAATTCTGCAAGTTCGCCATATAGCTTTAATTTACGCAACATAACGATACCTCCCTCCTGTACATTTTAATAACCATTGAGAATAAGGCTCTCTACAAGATAGTCTATCGGTTAAATGATGTAAAACATCTCCATCTAAAAAAATAGCTACATGATTTAAACCAGGAGATCCAATAGACATCAATAACGCATCGCCATTTATTGTTTTTTCATCTGGTCTAAGTTCTCTAAAACCAGTTCTCCATGCACAACTTTCAAATAAAGGATTCAATATAAACTCTTCTGGTGTTGTAGGTCTATCCCAATCTTTTAATTCAATATTTTTTTCTTCTTTATACCAATCTTTTACTAAAGACCAACAATCAGTAACACCCCAAACCCACGGGCGACCAAGTAAAGGTGGTTTATATCCACAAGGTTCACAATATCCCCATTGCTCTGTTTTTGGATTAACAATATGCCACGGAAGATTACTACGTTCACAACTAATCTGATCTGCTTGACTAGGAACAGGAGGTGTTACAGGGTGGCTATGAATAACAGCAGTTATTTCTCCTGTATTATCTGCCTTTACATAATCTTCTGGGTCAATAATAAAACATTGATGATCTGTCATTGAAAGATTACGACAAGGATAGTATCTTTCTTTTCCTCGAATATTTAATAAAAGACCACAAGATTCTTTTGGATCTTGGTCTTTCGCATGAACAAGTGCTTCTTCTTTCCAATTCATGCTATAAACGTACCAATCGAAGGAAACTCTGTTCTAGTACATTGTCTTTTAGGAGCACGAATACCAGCAAGATCAAATACTGCTGCCAATTCAAATTGCACAATTTCTCTATTTTCAGATGATTTTCTATCAATTTTGTATATTTCTTGAGGAAACTCTGCTGTAGGATCTGGTGTTCCCAATGGATTAGTATTACCAGGAAAATTTATTGAATCTAAATATCTAGCTAAAGTCCTAATTCTTGTAACTGTAGCTCCTGTTAAATCATTTCCAGTAGTTACAGAATTTACATTAAGGAGAATAGCAGTAATAGTTCCAAGAGCATTACTAATAGTTAATGTAGGTCTAGGTAACTGTCCTTTTTGAAATGCAAAACCTTCTGCCTGTATTGGCATTTTTATATAAGTATTACCAGCCCAGATAATATCTCCATTTCCTACTCTATTCGTACCAGCGTGAAATCTATAAGTAGCTGTTGATCCGTGTATTGCAGCTTCAGTTGTTATAGTAAAAAGTTCAATTATTGCTGAAGGATTGATCTTTTGTAGATCAGTAATAATCGGAGCAGTACTCATGGTTCAAATACTTCTCTAAATGTTGCTTGTATTGTAGCTCTATTGTTATATGGTATTGATTTGTTCCAAGTTTCGCAAACAAATTTTTGTGCAGCAGATTCTCCAGGAGCAGTAAAATCAAAGCTATCACTATCATTTGCACGGGCATCAAGAAAAGTTTCTATAGTATCTGCTTCTGTTTCTGATACGTTAAAAGTAAAATTATATACTTTAGGATTTTGATGCTCTGCTAATCCAAATAATATTCTATGTTCAAACCCATCAGCAAAACGAATAGTGCGTGTAACTGGTGCGGATCTTTTTTGTTGTCCGTAAGTAGGTTTTATTGAAGGAAACGTAGCCATTATGCGAGCATACCTCCTGGTCGTTTTTGTTTAATTAATTCTGATTGTATAGCAACTGAAATCATACGACCAAGTTCTCTACCTTGTTCTTCATCTCCTTCAACAGAAGAACCAGAAGCATCTACGTTTACAACTATGTTTGTTGAACCACCACCAACTCCAGCTAAGTCATGGTTAGGTATTATATTTCAT